ATTCTTTATTACTTAATAAACTCAATGAAACTTCTCTTATTATCTTAGCTACAGCTCTTACAGCTGCCATTAATGCACCTCCTAGTAATGCTGTTATTGATACTTTATCAAAGACAAAGTTAATATCCATTATACCAGCGGAGAAGATCACAGCAAATGTTGCTACAAACGTTACTCCTGCACTAATTAAGTGTCTTTTTATTGTTTCTTTTTTAATCATATATTTCATATTATTCTCCCACTATGACACGTAACGCGTCTTGCATTGATAATTCATTGGTTCCTGCTATTGAGTTTAATGCGTCTCTTGTAGTCCAACCAACTGTCCCAGCTATAAAGTTAACAGCGTCTTGAATAGTCAGTCCTGTTTGCCCTGCTACGGAGTTAAACGCTTCTTGAAGCGATAAACCACGTTCTGGTAATTCACCTGCATACATATTTGCGTAATCTTGTATTGTTCTTAATGTTGTTGCCATATGTTCTATTTTATCAGAGTCTTCTTGCGTTACGCAAGACTAGTCTACTCTCCTTTCGCTGTTAATGATAATGGTTTAGATATTACGGGTTGTTTAACTGGTTGTGCGGCTTGCGATACTTCAGGAGATTGTAATGCCTGTTTAGCCTTTGAATTGATAGCTCCTGTAATAGATACAGGGCTTATTCCAGAACCTGATAGCTCGATGATTCGTGTTAGAAGCTCTGATGCAACTGGGTCTTGAGCTAGATTTGGACTAGCAGCATAGGTTACCAAGATGTTATACAGAGATTCAAGGGTTGCTGCTTTGTTTTTTTGTTCACCTGTGACATTCACCGTTACTCTAGCTTTTAAGTTTTTATAGAAATCTTTAGGAATATCAATAAAACGTTGAGCTTTAGTTTCTTTGATATAAATGTCTGCACCTTCAATCCATCTGTCATATTCAGCACGAGTCACGATCTTACCTTCTAAAACAGCATTAACTGTTTTTTGATTAGCCCAGTGTGTTGAGAATTTACTGTCAATCTCTCTAAGTTCATCTGAAGAGAAATCATAAGCAAGAATGTGTTCTTTTGTTAGTTTCTTTCCAAGATATGGCATTATCCAGTCTTCAATAATTTCAGTGATGAAAATACCTATTTCTTCTTGTAAGTCTTGAAAGACACCAGAAGATTGTTGTAACACAGTTGCTTGTAGTCTGAATGGTGTACCTGAATGTGGAACATCACCTCTTTGCGATGCGTAAGCACTCGTAGTTTTCTGTAATTGGTCATACCATTGGTTAATCAATAATCCATATTGCTGTAATCCTCCACTAGGTAATAGTTGTAAAGCTTTAATATCTTTATTTTCTTCTATCTCTAGGATAGTTCCGTCTTCTGTTTCGGACAAAAGATTTCTACCTTTAAGTTTTTTAGAAGCTGTAGTAGCAATAACCTTAGTTGTATACTCCATAGCTCTAGATTGTTTAAGTACCGCGTCATTCGTTCCTACTTGAGCTTCCTCTCCTTCTTCCATAACTCCGACACCAAATCCACGTCCTGCTTTAGGCTTACGAGCTAAGTATTTATAGACTTTTTCTGTATTATCTTCCCAATACATAGGGATACCAGCGCCAACTGATGTTGCTTTTCCATTCTCTACTGGATTACCTGCTACGTAATACAACTGATAACTGTATTCATTCTCGTCACTAGGAGTGTATCTCTTCCCATCAGTGTTTTTGAAGGTAGCTTTTGAAAACTCACCACGCACTTCGGAAACTGGTAATCTCTTAGTAGAACCTCCGTTCTTTAACTTATCTAATACTTCTTTCTTATTCTTCCATCCTTTCATCTTTTGGATTTCATTTGCAGTCATCCAATGCGTTTCGATTATCGCACCTTTAAGTATATCTACTTGGTCTGTTATTAGATTCTTCCATTCAGGTAACTCCAAAGTAAGCACTCCGTCTACTGTTACCTTCTTAACAAGCAATGATCCGTAACGAGTATGCATATCTCGCATATCGTTTAAAGTCCTTGCGAAATTAATCTCTTTCATCCAAACATAGATATCTTTAGATAACAGAAAGCTTCCCAGGTAATGATTCGAGTCATCTGAGGTGATTTGTATGTCTTTCGTATCGAGATCTTTAGCTGAGTTCTCTACGTCACAAATAGCGTTAAGTATGTTGTAGAAAGGCTTCTCTTGACCCTTTTCGTCAAATTGACCATTAAGATACTTCGAGTTATTATAAAACTCAATGGTTCGTATTTGTTTCTTTTGTGAAAAAGGCAATCCCTCAACTAAGTCAATAGTTGATTCGTAGTTACCTTTTATCTTCTCTATTTCTTGATTTATTGTAAGCATATTTTTTTAATTAATGTTAATTATATCACTGTCGTATCCTATTAAGCAAATTGTTATCTCGAGCTTCGTTGTTTACTTCGTAACTTATGTTCAAAGCGTTCTAATCTCTCTATTGGGTCTAATTCCTCATCCTGTGGGTTTCCAGTTATAAAGTACACATCTTTAATAGCAGCATACTCTTCTGGGTCAGTCATCTTAGGTCTAGTCTTTTGCCATGCGGCTTTCTCAGCTTCTGTTAACTTCTTCTTTGGTTGTTCTTTATCTTTCATATCTTTATCTTGCCTGTGGCGTTAAGTTTTTTAATCTATTCAATAACCTATCAGCTCTCTCGTTATCATCGCTTCGCGTTTCGAGGTACAAGTCTTCCATACCATATCTACCAGCGTCCATTGAGTGAGAGTATGTGTGTTCTGGTACGTTTAATACTTTACCGTCTTTATCTACCTTCCACAAGTAATTCCGATATTCCTTGATTAAGTTGACTGAGCGTTTCGTTACGAATATCTTTTGAGACTGAATGAATGATATACCACTAAGAACAGATCCAGGTCCACCTTTACTAGGCATTATCATTACGCCATAAGACTTAATCTCGTCAACTGAACGTGATTCAGAGCGATCTGCTTTAGCTAATGCCTTAGGGTCTTTAGAAGATAAAACGTCTGCTATCTTCTTATTTTCTACTAATGCTTTTTGATATAGCACTTCATCCCATATATAAGCACCATTCCAGTAATAAATATCAATTATAACTGTAGGGTCAGCATAATACCCAAAGTCTATTCCTGTACGTTCGATTCGCGCCTCGTGAGGCACCTCATCGATGACTTCCCAGTTCTTGTATATACGTCCTTCAATAACTCCGAGTTGTCCTAATCCATATACAGTCCACCAATCTTTACGGTTCCTACGCTGCTCTAGGGAATCTACAATCTTTTGATCCAAAGCTTCGTTGTCTTTATAGGTTAAAATAATAAAATCTACGTCATCTCTCTTACCTTTTAGTTCGGTATGCACCCAGAACTCATTTGTAGGGTTGTAGTCAAGATATATGCCTTTAGTGGTTCGAACTTCGAGTTGTTCAAAGGCTTCAAACGTATTGTTGTTAGCCTCGTTCATAAATAACCAATCTCGTCTCGCACCACGGAGTTTATCGCCATTATCTGTGGAAAAAAACTCTATTTGGTTACCAGTTTCGAATGTATAGATAGAATCTGTTAAACTCCAGCTGTCATCATTCCAATAACCGTGAGATTGCATTATTATCTTGAAATCTCGCATTACACCCCTTTTAAGGTGCGGAACTGACTCTGAGACGATAGAAATTAGTTCTTTCTTCTCATGCTTGACTTGTGCCTTGTCTATAAGGATTAAAAGTACTGAAATAGTCTTTGAAGCAGAAGTTCCACCTTGAATAATCTTAATTCGTTTCTTAAGTGCTAGAATCTTCTTTGTTGCTGTTGTAATTACAAATCCCATATATTAATTTAATTCTAGAGGTGTTTCAGATGGAATATCTTCTGCTATTATCTTTACTGTTGGGGGTTCAAGAAGTTCCGCGTCGTTAACCCCACCAAGAATAGGTTTAGGCAACTCTTTAATATTAATATCGCGTTCCGTCTTATCTTTCCAATTAAAGTTCTTCAATGCGAAGATAGTTCCAGATCTACCGTGTTTTTTAAGGTCTAACTCGTAACTATTCTCAACTTTAAGCTTTGCTTTTTTAATGGCGTCAGAATACTTTCTTCGTTTTTCGTTATTTTCATAGTCACAAAGCACTTGTCTACTTGTATCTAGAGCTAAAGCTAAGCCAGTTATAGTCCACTCAGCTAAAGGAGTCTCTTCGAAATACTTATTAATCTGTGTTTGAAGTATTGCTGGAGTTTTAAATTTTAATGGTTTTGTTATCATTACGTTTGTTTATTGCGTTCTATTGCGTTTAACATCTCTTTAATGGTCAATAATAGAACTTTATTATCTATTTTTTTAGGGAAATTAACTGCTACTGTTACATATTCGTCTTTAGATGAATCCATATTGTGTGTTAATCTTGTTAGCACTAAATCCTTACCGACTTTTAACCCTGGATATTTTAATTCTATATTCCAGTAATTATATTTAAAATTTTTGTTTGGTTTATTCTTCATTGTATTTATTATAACATAGTCATCACATATTAACTTACAATAGGCTTCTGAGAGGCCACAGGAGGCCCTACGAGACCCATAGAGAGGTTTTACAAGTAATGTGGTACTTTGCATCATCTACTCTATTTCGATGCCCTTATTTTCATACATAATCTCTCCAGCTGGTATAGGATGTTCCGCGCTAGCGAAATACGTTCCTTTCCACTTAATCATGTACTTATTCTCTAACCTCATTCTCTTCTTACCATGGATATATTCATAAACGTTAGTGTGTACAGGTAAATCAGGGATAAACTCCGCGTACTTAAATCCGTCTAACCAACGAGACTCTAGAAATACCGCATCTTCCTTGTTCTTCACTATGGGCGAGTTAGGTAGCTCTTTAGTTACGAACTTTCCCATATAGTGGAAGTTACCTTTTGTATATACTACATTCCCCTCTATAGCAAAAGATTCCTCGAACAATTTAATATTTTTTATTAGGGTAGAATCCATAATAAAGATAAAAGTATCGAGTCTCTCTTTTGCTCGTTCTATTACTCCTAGTTCCCAGCCATTGAAAGAATTAATGATTACGTTATGCTGCCTGTCGAAATACGACAAGTCAGGCTCATAACCATCATTAGATACGATTAGAATATCGTATGGCGTTT